TATACCGCAGGGCGCGGCATTTGCCGCCGATAACGGTGCTGTTGCCGTAGAGCGTCTTGAAATTGTTGAAAATGATTATAAGTACATTGAAAATGATTTGAGCGTCGGCTGGTTCTCAGAGGACGGATTTCACTATGACCCGTTTGTCTCGTTTATTTATCTTAAACTGAAGGCAACATATGCCGACGGCAGCACAAGAGAATTTTCGTTTTTTGATAAAGACGGAAACCTTATTGAAAATATCGATATTGAGAATTATCCGAGTATTGACGTTTCAAATGCAGGCGATTGCCTGTGGAAGGTAGGAACAACCGAGAATGCGTATACCGTTGTATACGGCGGCGCTTCGGTAACCGTTCCTGTCACCGTCATTGAGTCTTTGGTTGAAAAAATCGATATTATCGAGAATAATTATGTCTACATAAAAAACGACCGTGCGGAGTCCTTTGCCGTAGTTGATGAGCAGGGAAATGAAACAGTGGTGTATCTGCCGAACAATTCTTTGCTGGGGCTTAGACTGCGAATTTATTTCAAAAATGGTGATACCGAGGATTTTTGCCTCGGAGATAAAATTCCGGCCGACTGCACAGATGATGAGTTCGGCACTCTTGCGGAGGAAATGCTCATGCTGAACGGGCATGCCTTTTCATATTTGGCATCAGATCAGGAGCAAAAGCCTTGGACGGTCGGCGGCAATAACAGTTATATTGTAAGTTATATGGGAGTGTCTATTGACGTACCTGTTAAAATTGTTGAAAGCCCCGTTATCGGCATTTCGGTAATTGAAAATCCGTTTAAATATACCATGAATGACGACAGACTCGGTCAAACCATCGTAGGCGCAAATGAATTTTTCAAATATGACGAAACTTATAATTTTGCTTACAGCCTTTTCAAAATAGATTATTCCGACGGTACGTCCGAATACTACCGTCCGGGTAAATCTGACAGCTTTAACTGGCACAACGGCTATGAATTTGCCGTGGGTACTCCCGACCAGTTTGACAAGCCCTGGACGGAAGGAGAAAACAGCTATACGATATGTTATATGGGAAAAGAGGTTGTCATACCGGTTACCGTTGTCAGCGATGTGCTTGTAGATTCATCGTCTGTATTTACGGATGTGGGTGCAAACAGATGGTATACCGAATATATTGATGAGGCAGTGACATATGGGCTTTTTAACGGAGTTACAGAGACGACATTTGTGCCGGGCGGCGATATGAACAGAGCCATGTTTGTTCAGGTACTTGCCAATATTTCCGGAGTGAAAACCGATAGAAACGCCGATTCCGGGTTTAAGGATGTTCCTGCCGAGAGATGGTATACGGGCGCGGTTGCATGGGCAGCCAGATTTGGCATTGTAAACGGCATTACCGAGAAAGAGTTTGCGCCGTTGAACAGCGTTACGCGCGAACAGATGTGTACGATGCTTGTCAGGTATGCAGAACATGTCGGCGTTGAGCTGCAAAAGGATGTCCCTTTAAAGGTGTTTGCTGACGACGCAAAGATTTCCCGGTATGCCAAGGACGCTGTATATGCGTGCCAGCAGGCCGGAATAATAGACGGCATGACCGAAACCGAGTTTGCACCCAAGGAAACGGCAACCCGTGCTCAGGTGGCGAAAATTCTTTCGGTGTTCCATTTCATCTATATGTCTTAATGTCATTATTTTAGACAGTACAGACGGCAAAAGTCCTTTCGGTTTACCGTCAGCCTTGCCTGTCATAACAAATTTAAACAAAATATCAAAGACAGTATCTTTTAAAGATACTGTCTTTTTTGTTTGTTCGTTTTGTTCGGTTTAAAGGTTTAAAATAAAAAACGAAAGGGGGGACAGACAGCAGATGGCAAAGTCAAAAAGCTTTGATGAAACCGTTAAAAAGCTGTGCCGTAAAAAAATAACAGATCCGGATGAGCCGATATTGGGCGCACAGTTTACGGTGCAGCAGGCAATCGCCGCTGCGATAGTTAAGCGCGCGGTCAGCGGCGCATCGGACGCTGTGAAGCTTAGGGAAATTCTTGATTCCGAGACGGCTAATACAGCCGGAGAATTCAAGGTAAACATCAGGGTAATCGATTGATGGATATTACCGTGACGCAGCGTCAGAAGAAATTCTGCGATGCGCAGGCGTTTGAGGTGCTTTACGGCGGCGCTGCGGGAGGCGGCAAGAGCTTCGGACAGATTATCGACGCTTTTTTATATGCGATGAAATATCCGTGCTCGAAACAGATAATATTCCGGCGAACGCTGCCTGAGCTTGAAAAATCGCTTATCAGGCTATCACTTGCCCTTTATCCTAAATCGGTATACAGCTATCGCAAAGCCGATCACACGGGGACGTTTGTGAACGGCTCGCTGATAGATTTTGCATACTGTGACAGCGAGGAGGATGTGTACAGATACCAGTCGGCGGAGTACGACGTAATACGCTTTGACGAACTGACGCACTTTACCGAGAGCATGTATCTTTATATGATTTCACGCTGCCGAGGGGTAAATGAGTATCCCAAGCATGTGAAAAGCTCGACAAATCCGGGAGGTATAGGTCACAGCTGGGTGAAAAAGCGATTTATCGACTGCTGCCCGCCGGATGCGGTGATAAAGGCGGGGGAGATGACGCGGATGTTTATTCCGGCAAGAGTAACCGATAACCGTTTTCTCATGAAAAGTGATCCGCAGTATGTAAAACGTCTGCGCTCGCTTAGCGAGCGGGACAGGCGCGCACTGCTTGACGGCAGTTGGGATATAACGGACGGAAAATTTTTTGAGGAATTTGACAGGGAATTACATGTGCTTCGTGCTTTTGAGGTGCCGCGTGAGTGGCGCAGGTATGTTTCGCTTGATTACGGACTCGACATGCTGGCGGCGTATAAAATTGCCATGGATAACGGAGGGCGTGCTTACGTTACAGACGAAATTTATGAGGGCAAGGACAACGGAGGAGACGGGCTTATTGTATCGCAGGCGGCAGGGCGGATAAAGGAGCTTTGCGGCGGTGATGAAATCCGTGCGATTTTCGCACCGCCCGACCTCTGGAGCAGACAAAAGGACAGCGGAAAAAGCATCGCGGGTCTTTTCCTTGAAAACGGAGTAAGTCTGACCCGTGTGACGTCAGCACGGGTTGCAGGGTGGCTGGCGCTTAAGGAATGGCTGCATAAAACAAAGGACGGCGCCGGTGGATATACTGCCCGGCTGAGGATTTTTGACGGCTGTCAAAACCTTATACGTTCGATGTCACTTTTACAGTGCGACAATCAAAATCCCGCGGATTGTGCAGGGGTGCCGCATGAACTTACTCATGCGCCTGACGCGCTGCGTTATTTTATTGCAGGGCAGCCGCGTCCTGCTGAAAAAGAGCAGCTTCACTACAAGTACGGTTTCAGCTTTGAAAAACGGCTGTCCCCCTTTGACAGCGAAAAGCAGATGATAATAATTTGAGGAGGAATAATGAAAATACTGATTTTAATTGTGCCTGTTGTTGCCGCAGCGGCAGTATGTTTTGCATACCTTATGCATAAACATAAAAACAGCGGGCGCCGCAGCCGCGAAACAGAGCTTGACAGGCTCAATCTTCTTTTACAGAATATTGAGGCTTACGGCAAAAACTCAGACTTGCCGAAAAAGGGCGGTGACGGCAGATGAGCAGACTATATGACACTGTCGTAAATGCAGCACAGATATGGAGTGAATACGAGTCGTGCCTTGAAGTTCACGCGAGAATGGGAATAGAGGAGCAGACAGTTCGCGCATATCGTTTTTATGAGGGTGATCAGTGGTACGGACTGGAAAGCCAGAATGAGGAGCTGCCCGTTTATAATTTTATCGCGCCTCTTGTAAAATACAAAACCGCAATGGTGGCGATGAATGATATGAGCATCAGCTTTTCCGCGCCGCTTGCAAAGGAGCGCATGCAGCGCGTGTGCGCTCAGCTGTCACGGCTTGCCGCTCAGCAGTGGGAGCGGCTGAAGATGGACACAAAATGCTGGGATGTAGTTAAGGCCTCGATGATAGCGGGCGACAGTTTTGTGTATTTTTACGACGGTTCAGGTTCCTGTCAGGTGCTTGAGCGAACAGACGTGTTTTTAGGAGATGAATCAAACCCCGATATTTCGTCTCAGCCTTACATAATCATTAGGGAGCGCCGGCCGGTGGAGGATATTCGCCGCGAGGCGGTAAAAAACGGACTTTCAAAGGAAATTGCCATGACTGTTATGCCGGACGAGGACAGTGAGGATTACGGCAAGAATAAATGTATAAGTCTTTTGAAACTGACGCTGATTGACGGAAATCTGCATTTTTCGCGTTCTTCAAAGTCCGTGGTTTACCAGCCGGAGCAGGTCATTGAGGGGCTGGACTGCTATCCAGTCGCGGCGTTTGTCAGCTCCAGAAAACGCGGGAGCTTTCGCGGCGCGGGCGAGGTGACTCCGCTGATACCCAACCAAATAGAGATTAACCGCAATCTTGCAAGACGGATTGTAAACGCAAAGCTGACGGCATATTCACGGCTTATATATGCGGGGGATCGAATTGCAAATCCCAAAGCTCTTACAGAGGTAGGAACGGCCATTGAGGTTGAGGGAGGAAGCGTAAATTCAGTTAAGGACGCAGTAAATTATCTCACTCCGTCACCTATGGCGCCAGATGCAAAAGCTCTCAGCGAGGAGCTGCTTATAACCTCGCGTCAGCTTGCCGGAGCGGGCGACGCG